GCTAAAGTTCCCCCTACTTTTCTAGTCCCATAAATTACAGGAATTTGTCCATTTGCGGCTGTTTTGTTGAGTAATATCCCTCTTGCTATGTTTTCTGCTGTAGTATCAAAGTTAAATTCTGGTTCATCAGGTTTTCTTAGCCAAGTTAATGCAGTAGAAACAATAGATACAAATGAAAGTATAGGACTTAAAAAAGGCACAAATTTTGCTAGAGCTTTACCTAAAATTGTTCCTGTCGCTTTTTCTACAGCTTTTTTAATTATACTTCCAAAAGGCATTATTCTCTACCCCATCTAATATCTTGTACTGTCAAAGCACTAAATTCAAAACCTTTATCTCCACTAAAAAATCTTTGTTGTGAATTGTCGCTTGTTCTTCTACCTGATACCTTTTCAAAATTACCCCAATGAGAAGTAATATTTAATCCTAAAGCGGCTGTTGTAGTATCATCTTCTATTGAATACTCATCAATAAAACCATCAAACAATAAAAAGGGGTCGGATATGATTGCATTACTACTATTTAAAAATGCTCTGTATAGTTGAACTGTTGCATTAATAATATTCTCATTTAAAGCAATAGAAACAAAACTTTGATCTACACCTGATAGTGAAAGATTAAATGAGTTTTTTATTGGCTTAGAACCCTCTTGAGCAGTTCCTATGTTAAGAATATGACCTGATGCAGTATAAGTTCTTGAAGTTCCTGATATACTTGATGTTAAATTAAAACTGCAATCAGTTAAATATTGTGGTGTGGAAAAATTAAGATCAATCAAATGAACAGGTGCTATATTACCTGTAGCTAATTCAGTTTTTACAGAACTTGATAATCCTCTTGCCATTACAAACTCTCAATAACATCAAACTCATAATTAATTAAAATATTATTATCTTTATCTATTGTGTTAGTTGGAAACTCTTGCACATCAGAATTAAGATGAACTGTAAAAGTTATATTATCATAATTTACTTGTTCATCATCAGCTAAAGCATCTCTGAGAGGTGGTTCTATAGTTATTGTTGATGCGTTAGAACTTGGTGTTACATCTTCTACAATCATATACACTTTGCTGTGATTAAATTTAATTAAGTCCCCAGCTTTGAAAGAACCAGCAGTATCTCCAGCATGACCATCAACTGTTATTGTTGTATCTCCAGCAGTATGAGAACCATTAACTCTTACTGTCCCTGTTTCTGAACCCTGAGCATTAAAGTAACTTGGAAAAGTAATTGTAAAATTTTCTTTTCCTGATCGTTGTTTTATTATGAAAGCCTGTATAGGTGCAAACTCAGTTCTTGTTTTTAATGGATAGCTTAAAGTAAAAGTCCATCTTTGACCATCAATTTGCCTACGAAAAGTTTTGCCACTATCAGTTGTACTACGCAAAGTTCTTTGCTCACTTTGAAAGTTTATAGCTTTAAAATCAACACTAGGTAATGCACCACTCATACTACAGCCTGTCTCCCTGTTTCATTAACAGCACTATTTATTAAACTAACAATAGTCCCTCTACTATTAGTTAATAATTCATTAAACCCTCTAGCATCAACTGTATTAATATTAAATGTAACAGCAACAGGACTACCACCCATTTTATTATTAGCAATTATATTACCTGATTGATTTGGTACAAAAAGTTCAGGACCTTTTTCCCCAACAATAAATGGTTTACCCTGAGAGACAGGTCCGCCTTTTTCTCTAAAGTTGGTTGATTTAATTTGTGCAACAAGAGCCATACCTTTTGCTAAATGAGATGCGGCTACAGCAGTTGCTAAAAATGGATTTGCCGCATAGGTACTAAAAGCAGTTGCCGCACCTTTGACAGCCTCTATTGTTGCCTCAGCAATTCTAAATCTTTTAAATGCTTCAAAAGCGGTTCTGTTTAATCCACTAACAGCTTGTAAACTTGATCTGGTGTTATTAAATATTGTATCTTCAGCTTGTTTTTTTAATGCAACTTTTTTTTCTTCATTTTGTCTTATTAATTCTTGTTCTTTTCTATGTCTTTTTGACATCATTTCAGTAAATAAATCTCCTTTAAATTTTTCTATTTTTTCAAACTCTTGTAATTGATCTAATTCTAAACCTATTTGTTCATCTAACATTCTGTCTTGTTCAAAAACTCTGTCAATATGACCAGATTTTAATATTCTTAATTTATCTTTTTCTATATTTTCTAAATGTACTCTTATTTTTTCTCTATCTGCTGGGGACATTCCAAATTGTCTATCTTCAAGTCTTGCTTGTTCAATGTTCATATCTACTAAAGCATCTTTGTATTCTTTAAGGCTTTTAGTACCCTCTTTTAAAATAGTATGAAAATTACCATGTAAAGATTGACCTAATGCGGCTGTGCTATTTGATGTTTCATTTATTACTTCTTTAAGACCCTCTAGTTCCTCTTCTAAAATTTCAAGAGTAACTTTTAATGCTGTTATTGGTGTTCCAGCTTCATCCATGACTTTGCCAAGACTTTCCATTTCAGCTATTTTCTTACTAAGTTTGTCAATCTCTTCTTTATAGTCTGCAATAGTTGAGGTGTTATCTAATACTATTTGATTTTGTTCATTTACTTCATTTTTAAATTGCTTAAACTTATGAATAAGAAAACCCATTCCTGTTACAAAAGTTGATATAGATGCAAAAATAATATTCTTTTTAGTTGCCATATTAAAACCATTCATAGCAACTGTCATTCCAGCTATAGCAGTTTGTATTCCAAATAAAACTTTTGCTACCTTTAATGCTATTAAACCCTCTAATACTAAAACAAATGAACTAAAATTATCTTTTACAAAAACAACAGCATCAGCTAAAAATTTTACAGCCTCAGCCATTCCCTTGCCTATAGAAATAGCAATCTCATCTAATGTTTTAGAATTATTTGCTAAAAATTTATCTAAATCTCCAAACTCTTTTTTAAGTTGAGCAAAGAAACCAGCATCTAATAATGTTTTTTTAAATGTAAAAACTTTATCATTAATCATAGATAAAGTTCCCTCTAGTGTTTGTGCTAATTCATCAGTTGCACTTCCAAATTGACCACCATCTCCAAATACTCTTTCAAATGCTTCTACAGTTTCCTCTATTGATACTGTTGCACCAGCTTTGAAGCCAAGCATATTTCTTACACCTTTTTCTCTAAATAAGTCAGCCGCACCAATACCAGCACTAAAAGATCGTTGAATTTGTTCAGCCGCAGTTCTAAAATCTAAACCTGTAGTTGCGGCTACATTACCTGTAATCTCCAACATCTTTTGAAGATCATCAGCATTATCAGTAACAGTAGCTAGTATTCCTGAACCAGCTTGTATTTCTTCTAATGAAAAAGGAACTTGAGATGCAAATTTTGTAAGGTTTTCAAATGCTTTTGCACCCTCATTCGCATCTTTCAATAAAAACTTAAATCTTGTTTGTAAATTTTCTAATTCTTTACCTGTATTAATAATGTTTCTAATTACTAAACCAGCACCTAGACCAGCTAAAGCATTTCTAACATTAAATACTGATGATTTTAGTTTATCTAGGCTACCTTTAACATTGTTTAATGCTCTTTTGGACTTATCCTTAGCAATTATATCAATATTAACTTTTTTTGTAGCCATTATCTTCTATTCATTCGTTGTTCTTGTTCGGCTTTTTCCTGTTGTATTTGAAAATAAGCAATCCACATATTAAACTCTTGAACAGGCATTTGCAATATGTCTCTTACTGACATATGTAGCCTTTCTCCTAAGGCTAAGACATTATAGAGTTCTGGGTCTGAGTTTAGTTTTTTTTAATGTCAGTAAGATTGTCTTGAGACATAATTGATGAAGCTACTCTTGAAATAACATCAGTATCAGCTTTCATTTTGAACTTAGGCTTATGAGATAAGTCAAACATCTTATCGCCACTTTTTGTTTCGGCTTTTTGTATTATCACATCAACCAAAACACTAAGGTCTGAGTCGTTAGCACCTTTAAATAGTTTTGCCTTTTCGTTCATGGTAAAGGGTCTCACATACATAGCTTTATCGCCCTCAAGACCCCATTCAGGAACTTCAATTATTTTTACTTCAAGAGACTCAAAATGGTTTTTGACTCCCTCAAAGAAATCTATTTTATCAGCCACAAATTATTATACTGTTGCCTCAGATACTCCACCTGTGAATTGAAAAGTAAGAGTTCTGCTAATAATTCCGTCCATAGTAACACCAACATCTCCACCTGTAACAATAGCTGTTCCTGTGAAATATTTGTCTCCACTATCTGCACCCTCTGGGTATAGTTCTAGTGTAGCACTTGTTCCTAAGTTTGCCGCTTCTTGAGCAGTATCAGTTTCGTCAAAATGACATTCAACTGTTGCTGTTGCGTCTCCTCTTAATGCTTTATAACTTTTCATTGAGTCTGTTAATGATGTATCTTCAACTGTGTCTTGAGTTTGGGATAAAGTAAATGAAGTTACTTCCCCTACTGTGTTTGACCCAATTTTAACAACACCATTTAATCCTGTATGCGTTGCCATAATTTTACTCCTCTATTATGTTTGTTTCCTCTTCTTCTAAATCATTTTTCGGAAGAGGTCTATCTTCTT